TTAAATCGTCTTGTACTTTTAGGTCTACTGTAGAAAGACTAGCAAAAGCGTCTACTACTGCTGCACCAGAACCAGCACCATCTAGGTAAACTGCTTTGGTATCGCCAGCAGGTATGGTTATGTTTGCACCAGTACCTTGTGAAATTATGATGTTTTGAGAACCAGTAGTGCCGTTTTCAATAAACTGCATCCTACTCATAGTGTTAGGTGCAATAGTAATAGTACAGGCTGAGTCTAGTGTGCCTGTGTACTTGACGTACATAGCTCTTGCTGGGTCAGTAGCACCATCTGCTACTGTAGATGTATGAGTATCTGCGTTGGTTGTTATGCCTTCTGTTCCGAAACCTAAAGCTTCGCCAATCAGTTCCAAATTTGTATTTGTCACTGTTCCCCAAGTTCCTGACGCATCACCTGTCGCCATTTCATTGAGTCTTAGATCATTAACATATGTACTTGCCATTTATTTTCTCCGTTACGCTACTTCTTCCCAATTTGGTGTTTGTGTATCACTCACACTTGACCAGTTAGGTGTTTGTGTGTCACTTATACTAGACCAATTTGGTGTTTGTCCGGGCACTACTTCGCCCCAAACAAGTAAATTTCCTAAATTTCCTGTTGTTAATACACCAGTTGGTTGAACTATAGCATTTCCTACTATTGTTAAATTTCCAACTGATCCTGTTGCTGCTCCTAAAGTTACTGCAATTATATTATTAGTAACAAGACTTAAATTACCTAATGCTGTTGTTCCCACAACATTAGTGACAGACATATTAGCATCGCCTGTTACTGTTTCATCTCCTACTGCTACAGTTGAAGCAGCTCCTGAAACTCCTGTTATAGCTACACCAGCAGCTAATAATGTACCTACTGCACCAGTACCGGATATTCCTGTTTCGGTTACGTTAGCATCGCCTGTTACAGATTCATTACCTAGTGCAGTTGTTCCAGCTATTCCAGTTAAACTTAAATTACAAACTCCTGTAACTGTTAAGCTATTTACAGCAGTTGTAGCTGCAACACCGGTTTCTGCTATATTAGCCTCACCTGTTGCGACTAATGAACCAACGGCTCCTGTTGATGTTACTCCGGTTTCTGTAACATTCGCAACACCTATTGCTGTTAAAGAACCTACAGCACCAGTACAAGTGACTCCTGTTTCTGTAAGATTTGCATCGCAACTTACTGTTTCTGTGCCTAATGCAGAAGTTGCTGCAACTCCTGTTAGGTCAACAGTTATATTATGAGGTTGACCCCATGCACCTGCACCCCAAGTGGATCGACCCCATCCAACAGACATATTACGCTATTCTAATTACTGCGTTACTTGCGTCTGCTGTAGGAAAAGTAATTGTAAATGACCCTGCTGTAGATGTTTTATCTGCTCCAAAATCAAATACTGCAACTGCTGGATCGCCAGTAGCTGTATCGTTATAAATCATACAACCTCTAGCTGTTACTGTAGCTGTTCCAAAAGTTAAATCAGCAAAATCAGTAAATGCTGTAGTTCCTGAACTTGTAGGGTCAACTCTTGTTAAAGCATCTCCTTTAGCAGTATAGTTTGTTCCACTAGCTTCTTGTGAAGTTGTATACGCAGTAGTTGCAGCACTCATAGTTGCTGAACTCGTATAGAGTGCTAATCTAAATGTGTTACCACCTGAGTTTTTAAAATTATGCACACCTTCCAAAAGTTCTTTTTTGAAAGAAGTACACATTGCTTGTGTAATAGCCATTACAGTCTCCTTATTATATTTGCTAAGTCTTTTTGACCTTGTTTTTCTAACTCATTACATACCGTGCAAACGTGGTTTTTTATTCCCTCATTTACATAGTATTGAATGATCCATTTACATCTATCTTTAAATGCGTGTGCCTGTGCTTTAACCATAGGATCAACATCATCACTTATAGATATTAGTTTATTTGTAGCCATTTCAGCTAACTCTTCAACAGTATGTCCTCTATTTTGAGTTGTAGTTACTCCTACATTACCTATTGATAATTCAAATTTGTCTGTCTGCATTATGGTTTATTTGGTTCTACTATGTCGTTAAATTCTGTCTGTGGGTCTTCTCTGCCGGTTATGCCATAGGGCACCATTTGTTGTTTTATAACCTCTGAGTATCTACAAACCTTCATTTTGTTATCTTCTATGTAGCTTACTACAGGGTCTTGCAACCTATGATAACCGTAAAGTTTATCTTTTATTTCTACATTTGCATCTAATAAATTTGACCTCAATGCTATAGAAACATCTATTTTTTGTTCCATACATTTAGCTAACCAAAACTCACAACAAGCTCTACCCATTTCAGCAAAGTAAACTAATTTTTTATAAGTAAAATCTGCACCATACATAGCCACAGAACCAACTTTATTCCAATAAGCAAAGGCTATTGCGTAAGCTACCGTATTATTTAAATATCCACATTCAGTATCATTTATTAATGCTTCTATTGGATATAACTCAATACTAGGAACTCTTTCATCTAACTCTACTGAATATATAGGACAAGTTAACTTAGGTAAAACTCTACGCATCAATTCAGTTTGATTACCTGCATCATCAGTATCAAAAAATCTTGTCATGGGGTCCATAGCAAAGACTCTATCCGGATTAGGTATAACTCCTGCCATAGCATTTATAGCCCATACTTCATCATATTTTTTACTATGTGCGGTAGCTATATGAAAATCTAATTGGCTTTCACCCATAGCAACTATAGCTATTTGTTTACCTTTAAGGTCTTTTATTGGTTTTTTTAACATTATCTGCTCCTTAATGTTTTACGACACAGGTATTTGTAAAGTGCCGTCTTTATATGTATCTGTAGTATTTCTACCTTCTGCTAAAACTTTTAGTCTGGCTAATGCTTTTTCGTATCTGTCATTATATAAATTCATTAAATCAGGCTCGCCTTTCATATACGTATATGCTTCTACTAAGGAACCATATAACAGGGCATTAGATGCGTTGGTTGATAACCAAGTTGAATCACTATCCGAACCTGCCGTTATAGAAGTAGGTCTATAAGTGTAGTGTAATTCAGATGTATAATCAGCATCTGGTGTTGGACCCACAATAAATGTGTCATTATCAAATAAAGAATAATGTTTTGGAGTCCCTTTAACTGTTGGATTTGGATAAGCTTCTCTTATAAAAGTTACATCTGTTCTAAGTAAATTAGTATGAGAATTAGAACTAATAATAGTTATATCTAGCGTATCTAAAAAATCAGAAGGTGTTCCTAAATATGGATTGCCATCAGTTAAACTACCTTGTACGGCTTTCCTGAACACAGGTAGACGTACCATTTTTAAAATTCTTTCTTCAGCTTGTTTTATTATCGTAGGTAAATCATTAACAAAAGTTGTTTCTGTATTTTGTAAATAATCTTGTATTGCTGTTTTTAATTCTGCGTATGTCATAGTTAACTCGTTGTTACTGTAAGCTTGCCTACTTTACCAAACATATCTAAACCTAAAGTTGATGAACCTAATTCTGTTATACCACCACCTATAGGATCAAATGCAGAAAATCTTCTACTAGAGGCTAATCCTCTATCAGGTCTGGGGTCTAATAAAGCTTGTGGATCATCAGTAGAATGTTTACCTAGTTGTAGTTGAGGTTGATCTACATCTAAACACTCACTACATACTTTATATCCTGTTCTTTTTTGATTAAATATTTCAAAAACTAAATCAGTATATGGATATTCAAATCCACACCGATCACAAAACGCTATAGCTTTTTTGCCAGACGCAAAACTACTCATTAATTTCTGCTTACAAAAGGAACAAATCTTACAGAAGCTTTTTCTCTATCCTCAGAAGAAGCTAATTGCCATTGTTCATCATACATAGCTTTTAATGCTAAAACCCTTTCTGCTTGATCTGAATGTTTTACAGATAAATAGTAAGCTAGTCCCGCAGTAGCACAAGGTAAAAATCTAGCAGGTAAATCCAAAGTATTAGAACCCGGTGAACCAACATCTTCAATTCTAGCTATCCTGTAATAAAACAATGTATAAGTTTCTACATCATCTGGAACAGGATATAAATTCACTACAGGTGCTGCTGTCTGTCTGTCTATATATATCTGTATTGGCAAGCCCTTTGAAAGTTTATTGGGTATAGCAGAGTAAGTAGAAACAGATATACGATTTAATCGTGTATCGCTTTGTGTACTTACATTACCTGAATTAGTTCTAATAGAATGTTCTATCAAGTCTATAGTATCAGACGGTAAAGTATACGAAGCAGTTCCTGCCGTTAAAGCTTGAGTTCCGCTTTCTACTGTCCATAAATTTATACCACGATTAGCCCACTCAAGAAACATGGTATTTAAGGAGCGTCTAGCACTCCTTAAATGATACCCAGAACGCATCTCTACTCCCGCCATATCAAAGGCTTCTTCTGCTAGTTCTGTAAAGTCTGGATTGAATGTAGCTGAACCGCTAGTTGCCATTTACACCCTGCCACCAAACTTTCTTTTGACCAAATCTTGATACATTTCTGGTCCTTTCATAGTTTTTTTGCCAGCTTTCATTTTCATCATAGCTTTGCCTTTGGTTTTTTTACCACCAGCCATTTTCATCATGGCTTTTCCTTTAGTACCTTTCATACTTTTCTCCGTTAATAATGTTTATGTGCCCAAATAACCACACTGTAAGAATCGCCATCGGTGTGACCTACTGTTGTTAACAGCAAGTCTCCATTGACTCCACTACCTGCATTATTTGGTATTCCTGATTTCCCTTCATTGCCCATAGAAAAATCCCAAGTATCTGTCCAGTCAGCAGGGGCTTGAAATATAAATTTATTGGTACTTGCGTTCCATAATAATTTAAATCCCATGCCAACGTTACTAAACCAGATACGTTGAATTGAGACACGACTACACGCCACGCCTGTTGTCGGGTTTGCATTTAAAGCAGACACATCAATTTTAGCAACGTCAGACTCACCTGTACCGTCACTAATATTAGTTATCTTGACAATTAAATTCTTGCCACCGTCTTCTATGGTCTGAGATGTTACTGCATCAGCCATTATAGACCTCCTTAAGCGTCAGCAAATGGAGTTACTACAGTACCGGAAGCAAGGTTAATACCTTCTACTGCATACTTAGCTGAAGCTATTGCTGTAACTTTAATGATTGTTCCAACTATTCCGCCTTTGGTAGTACCATTTAAAGTTATAACATCGTTACTAGCACCTGAGAAAAATGTTTTACCTGCTGCATCGCTTTTACCCATATACAGTCCACCAACGAACTTATCTGTTCCGTCAGTTAAAATGTCTAAGTCTGTAGCTGCTGTTTCTATTACAAAAGTAAAAGTAGCACCCAAGTTGTTAGTTTGATTAGGATCATCGTCCCTACCCGGAGCAGTTGCAACGATTGAAGGTAAAGTAAATTTACCATCTGCATCATTACAAGTAATAACCTTACCTGAGTGTGCTGCTACTGTAAGCGTAGTGTCTGCTGTTAGGCTGACTACTGTTGCGTTACCTGCTGAAATAAAACCAGCTAGTGATCTAACCGGTCCTGAAAAAGTTGATTTTGCCATAATTAAGTCTCCTTAATACTCTATCGTCTTGGCGAGTCTGCTAGGTCAGTCGATAGATTAAATAAAACCCTAGATTAAAACGAAAAAAAGGGCGATAGAATTAACTATCGCCCATTTTATCTTAGCTACTACCCGGTGATCCGTAGATTCCCATGTAGTCACTTACTCCAAATGAGTAACGCTCTCTAGCTTTATAACGAACATTTCCGGTGTCAAAATCACCGTCCATAGAAGTTTCTAAAGCTGTTCTTTGGAAGTGTTTCATTCCATTAGGAACATCAGTAATAATGAAGAAAGCATTGGAATCTGTTAAATAGTGATTAACAAAATATCCTTCTGGTATTGCCCCATTATTTCTTAGTGCGTTTATATCATTGTCAGAAGTTCCAACTCTGCCTTGAGTCTCTAAGAGTCTCGTAGCAGTAAATTGTAACGCTGATGGAATAATCAAACGTCTTGGTTTAGCAGCAACTAAAAGTCCACGTTCATCTTTAAATCCAGCAATATCAATTACTGCATTTTCTAATGAAGTTTCATTAAGGTCTGTTGCTGTTGCAGGACGGTTATTATTTTTACCGCCGTCAACCAAGGGGTGTCCATCACCACCAGTAACTCCGTCACCTGATGCAGTAAATAAATTTACTCCGTCACCAGATTGAAAAGAATTAGTAAAACCATTGTTTAATGGATTTACAGCTTTTACCTGTTTAGTGTAAGACATAGCCCTAGCTAGTGCTTTTGTATATCTAGCAGAAAGCGAATCATAAAGATTATCCTCCATCGCTTCTTCTGTGATACTAAAGCCCATTGCTATAGTTTCGTGATTATAACGTGCTGTGTAAGTTTCTTGTGCTGAATCATAACTGATTGCAGAACCTTCATTCTTAACAGGAGCAGCATCAAATCCACTCAACTTTACCTCTTCCTCGAAAGAACGATCTGAGTTTTCAGTTTCGTAGATAGCAGCGTGCTCATCGTCATAAGACGTATATTCATCGCCAAAGAGTGCATTCAATCCCGGAAGCAGCTCTTTAAGCATTTGTGCTCTTGAAATAGCCATTTATTTACTCCCTTTAAACACCTGTGGTGTTGTTGTATTGATGCCCTGCGTTAAATTTAACGATTACATCTGTGAAAGCGTCACCAACTGAGCTATCAGGACCATCAACAAAGTCGATGATTCTTAATGGAAGAGTAGCTGTTGTTGCTACGATAGTTGAACTATCGACTGCATTTTTGCTACGTCCAATGCTCGTTGAACCTGCGGTTTGGACTATTGAAACATTATTACCTATAGCTGTTTGAGCTAAAGAAGCGTCACCTTGCATTTTCATCAAAACGTCAGGATCATCTAATACATAAGCTTTTATATCACTAGCTACCGTTGAAGCTGGATAAAATTGTGAATATGTAGGTTGTTTAGTAGTCGGATCGGTATAAGAACATCCCATAAAAACACCTGTAGGTGTTAATGAGGTTGTTCCTGTATCTTTTTCTACTGTTCCAGCAGCGACTGTTTTTACAAAGTCACCGTAGAATATAGCGGTGCCATAGTTACTAGCGATACTCAAGTGTCTTACTTTTCCTGTAAAGGAACCGCTTGCACTGAGAGTACCAATAGGCTCTGCACCCATAGGAGTTGCCGTTGAAGACATAATTTTTCTCCGATTAAATTAAATAAAGCATAATTAATTACTTAATTATTGCCACCAAATTTAACCTTCGTAGTTCTTTCTGGTCTTAGTAAAGGCATACGAGGGTCATTTTCTCGTAGATAATTTCTATCAACACCATCCATTTGTTGCTGTGCCATGTCCTCATAGTATTTACTTCTTTGTCGCATTGTTTTTTCTGGTGCTTTGCATAAAAGCAAACCGCCTATTTCAATGTTACCTTTAGCAGCAAACTGTGAACCATAGTCTGATTGAATTTTTAATTCAGGGTGGTCTTCTGCTTTCACAGGGTCCCAACCTTCACGAAAACGTGTTGAAACGTTTATGTTGTCAGATTCTCCTAATATAGAAGTTCTAACCCATCTAAAAACCCAACCGTCTTGCGGTTCTGGTACTGGTAAAAGTGCTTGAGGTACAAAAGCATCGTCAGGACGAGTATCGTCTTTTCTTTCATCTACTTCTCTAGGTGCACGCTTATCGACTACAGATTCTTCTGTAGAATTATCTGTGTCGTTATCATATATATCAGACATTAAATTTTCTCCTTAATGAGTTCTTTAGCATATCTTTCTGGACTAATCCCAAGACGCTTTGCGAGAGCGACTTGAGTTGAAGTTAACTGCACTTTGCGGGGTTTGCTTCCATTATTGCGATTAGATGGAGCTACTACCGATTGTGTATTTCTGGGTGTCGCAGTTTCAGCAACTTTGTTGCCTTCTTCAGGTGTTTCCACCCCGAAATAATCAGGGAAACGAATACGCATACGCTTATCCACTTCCTCATAATACTGGTCAGACTGTGGCGATACACCTTCTTTAGTAACTAAAGTTTCGTGTATTCCATAAGCCAAAGCCGTCATTTCTTTTTGATCATCAGAACCAAACCATGAATTATTCTTCAACCAAGCAACTGCTTTAGGGTCTATAGTTTGTGGTTGTTGTGGTATAGGTTGTTGTTGAGTTACAGGCTGTTGCACAACTTGTTGTGCTCTTGCTTGCTCAACAGCTAAATGATCCTCTGCAACTTTCAACTCTGATTGAGCCTTCAACATATCATTAGTTGCATTAGTAATCTGTTCTGTATCACCTGACTCGTGTGCAGCCATGTGACTTCTTTTGGCTTGATCTAGTTGTGCTTCTGCTTTAGCTTTTACTTGCTGCATCAACGCATTTTCACCACGTTGAACTAAAGCTGATAATCTTCTGTTCTCTTCAGCTTGTTGTTTAGCAAAATTAACAGATTCCTCTCTTAATTTTTCAGCAGCTTCTTTAGCACGTCTTTCTTCGTGAAATTCGTATTTTAATTTACTAATACGTTTTTTTACACGCTCATCAACGCCATCTATTTCTTGTTCTATTTCAGCTTGATCTGTTTCTTTTTGTTCATCAGAACGAGGTGTTTTTCTGTCAGCCTCTGGTCTGTCGTCTATAATTTCTACATCAAACTCTTCAATAGCTTCTTCTGGAACCACTGTGTTTTTGATTCCTAGAAATTTATCTTCTTTGCTATGTGATTCTTCTTGAACTAATTCTTCTGTTTCTGCAACAGTTTCAAATTGTTCTTCTGCAAACTCTTCGTTTGTACTCAT